ATAAGCGTAGTCATTACTTGATATCTATTTTAACGCCTTCAATTTCTTTAGGCTCATTATAGCCAAGTTTAATCTTTAATAGTCCGTCCTTCATTTCAGCTTCATCGATTATTACATCTTTAGCTAATTCAAATTGTTTGAAAAACTTTCTAAAAGCTAAACCTTTTTGAACGTAATCTATGTTTTTATCTTCAACTTTACCCTCAATAGTTAAGATACCATCTTTAACTTCTACAAGTACATTTTCTTTATTGTATCCAGCTAAACCGATTTCTAAACCATATTTACCTTTTGAGTATTTTACTACATTGTAAAATGGGAAAGATTGAACTTTTGACCAACTGTCAAAAATATTTTCAAAGGCATCATCAAAAAACTTTGTTGATCCGTTGAATAATTGTTTGTTTAAATTATTGAAAACTTCTAGGTTTGTCATAATTTACTCCTTTTTAAGCAAGTTAATTGGTCTACCCCTATGGTACAACCTATGACAGTATATAAGTAAACCTCCCCCTTTTTCAAGAGGGAGGAAACTTTAAACAATGAAAGGAAAAAATAGAGTGTGATACTCTATGTCATTGATTTTATTACCAAATTTGGCATAAGTCAATTATACCAATTTACCTATATTTACTCATCCTCATCTTCATCTTCGAACTCAGAATCCTCTGCTTGAGATTCTAATTCTTCAACTTTTTCTCTGATAGTTTCAATATCTTCATTGATTCTATCTAATATGTCTTGTATGTTTTCTTTTTTCTTAGCCATGAGATACTCCTTTCGGCAGTTATGATCTCAAATAAAATTTATGGGATCAACTACTAGGTAGTTAAAAAAGATGTGACTAATGCTGTTGTACTATTAAGAACAATACTTCGCCATTTATCTGCGACTTTTTTACATTCTTTTCTTTTTTCTTTATCAGTTTCTTTTTTATATGCCTCGTAATGTCTATAATATTTAATCCAATTAATTTGTTTTTCTGTAAATTTAATATCTCCACGTTTAACTGCTAATAAATATTTTTCTTTAACTAAATCTGGATCAAAGCCAGACCAATAACATACCTTTTGAAAATCTTCTTCACTATTAATTATCCATTCGTGAGCTTCCATTTTAAATATACTTGTTTTCCGATCTGATAAACCTTGCATAGTATCTTCAATAGCATTACATAAAACACCACGCCATAGTCTTTGCTCAGAAGCTATCTCTTTATCTTCTAAAATAGTTTTGGCGAATTCAATGCCCATAAGTCTTAATAAGTCTACTGAGTATGTCATGGTAATATAAGGTCATCTCAGGACTATGTTTGCTCTTAACAAAATAATCGTAGTTATCATGTACTGCTATTAACAAGTCTGTGATTTCTTGTCCAGACCATGCTGAATAATCCATATCCAGTACGTTTTCTAGCCTATGAGGCTTAAAGATATTTGTACGTTTCATACGTACATTGTAAGTCTTATTTCTTCTTTTTGCCACCATCATACACTTTAAATATTATCGCTTTTCCCTCATTTTCAGGAATATTTTTTGCATTAAAATCATTTTTACCTTTGCTGTACCAATACATTTTACATAAAGGTAGAAATCTTTCATCAAATGCAGGATCAAAACCGTATGTTTTACCCATATATAGATTAAACATAACATGACATACAAGTTCGTATTGAAATTTTGTAAGTTTCTTAGATAAAAAACTTAGAGATGATAAAAATTCTTGATGAATTGGGTCGTATTCGTTATCCATGTTAAATTAATAACATAAATAACGAAACATACAACCTTAATGTTTTCCGTTAAGTAAGTTTTTAATAAAAACTTCGTATTTTACTTTTTCTTTTGATGCTTGATATTTACAATAATCATGCACTAATTTAGAAATCATACTTGCAGGTGCTCTGAATTTTTTACCACAAAGGCTTTTTAATATTTTGTAGTCATCAATTCTTATTGCAACGCTTTTCCATTTATTAATATCCATTGTATTTCCTATGGGTGTAGTCTTCGCCAATAATCCATTCTTTCTTCGAATGTAGGCTCAGATTTTAGTTTCCAAAATATATATAACCTTTTTAATAGAGGTGGGTAAGACCTATTATCTGGGTGTTCATCCATATAATACTGTTTAAAGGCATATTTTTTGAAGTTATACACATATCTTTTTATCATTGTTATTATCATAATAGTTGTTTTTAAATAATTTTATTGATAGTGTCAAGGAATATTGACAATGCCTCCCAAGATATATAAGATAATCCTATGAAGTCATATCGCTTCACTGCTAGATATGCTGGTCAACGTATAGTACTTGACGTAAAGGCATTAGATGATGATGAAGCGAAAAATAACTTCATAAAAGAGCTTAGAGAAGGCCGAGGAATTTGGAGTAAAGAAATTACATACTCCCCATCCAAAGTCTTCCTAACATATGAGGAACTGAATGTTTCATAATGAACAGTCTCTTATTACTAGAAAAATGATTCTAGAAGCTAAATGGAATCATATGTTTTTAGAAAAAGGATCAGAGACAATAGATATGATGCAGATTGAACTCGAACTGAAAGAAATTAAAAGACAGTTAAGAGAACAAGCTGTATTCAAAGTAAGAGAAGAATTAGAAGAAGACTTAGATATAGCTTCTTAAATTTTTTATCTTAATATTTTTTCTTTGGGAATGCCTTCAGAGAATAGGTAAGTACACTTTGCTGTGTAATCAACAATATCGTCTTGAAATAAAAATTCAAAATTTCTTATTATTTTTTCTTCTTTGTGAAGTTTAAATACTTTTTTATTCATTTGTTGTAAGAATTTTTCTTCATCTACATTTTTTGCTATATAACAAATTGAAGAATTTGCATGTTCTTTTATAAAATTATATCGGCTACAACCATCGGCTATGATATACTTATTATCTTTTTTTGATAAAACTATCGGACAAATTAATCCTATATCTTCTATTGAATCATTAAGATCTGTTGCATGTTCTTTATGCTCACAATTAATTATATTATCAAAATTAATCATCTCTAATCTTACACCGAATATTTGATATAGCGGGTGTATTGTTCTCAAAGGCCCGAGAACCGTGATCCCTGTAATATTATTCTTGTTCATTTTTATTCCATTGAAGTTGACTTCCACATTCATTCCATATAATTTTTAATTCATCATATTTATGATGTCCATCAAATAGATACAACTTTCCAGATTCTCCAGTAATTCTACATTCCCAACCATAATCAAAAGGTAAAAATCCATACATAAAACTATTTTCATCAAATGTAAATACAGTTCCCCCTGAAGATTCAAAACTATCACTTCCAGTTTGTGTTTCGGAATCTAAAAAATGTTCATAAAGAATACCAAAAGCATTTCCTCCTAAATCAAAAGATGCACCTACTATTAAAAGCTCATATTTAGTATTTTTAATACCCGATTCTAATATTTTTTTATAGCTTGGATGATTCTTATCCCATTCATTTAGTGAATAAATAGGTTTAACATCTACCAATATTTTTTTATCTTTACCAATAATTATAAAATCTGGAATCCAACCATTTATACCTTCTATTTCTTGTGGCTCATATTCAATATGCCACTCTAATTCTTTCATAAACAAATACCACCTTGCTTCTAATTTACTTCTAAATTGGATTCCATCTATTTTAGTTGGTATAGGTTTCATTACAATCCTCTATCCTTTATTACTTCATTTAAACGTTTTATTAATTTAATAGATATTCTATTTTTACTTGAATTACAATTAGTACAACAAAATATAATATTACCAATGCTATAAGTTTTATTATTATCAAGACGATCTATAGAAAAATTTTTCATATTTTGTGTATATTTTCTAACAGACCTACCTTGACCTATATTATGTCTCTTTCTTTTATAAGTCCAAGGTTCAAAACAATAAAAACAAACTCTTCCCCATTTATTAATATATTGATTAAAACAGTTTAGTATTTCTTTTTTAGTAGATTCAGGAACAAACCCTCTTTGTTTTATTTTACTCGGAGTAAACATTGATGAAATACATTTGTTTACAAAACCTTTTTCACTATTCAGATATTTATGTTTAATTTTAGAAAGTATTTTACCATTTTTTAACCTCCATTTTTTAAAATATTTTTTTTGATATTCTTTTTTTCTTTCTTCACATTTAAAAGGCATATCTGTTATTCAACTTCTCCCCAACTCTTTCCAATTGCTACATCAACTAAGCTTGGAACTTTAAACTCTATACAGTTTTCCATTGTCTTTTTAATTACTTTAACATCTTTAACTTCATCTTTGATGTTAAAACATAATTCATCATGGATCTGTAATAGTGGAGTGTGTCCTGCTTCATGACAATCAATGACAGCTTGTTTAGTTTGATCGGCTGCTGAACCCTGTATCAATCTATTTAAAGCTTTATATGTTCCAGCTCGTTTGATATTTTCTTGTCCACCAAATTTAGCAATAGCTGTTTCAAAGTTTTCAGAGTTTACCATTACCCAATCTTTAGGTTCCCATCTATCAAATCTACACTTACGACCTTTCTTAGTTCTAATAGCACCTTCTTTAGATGCCTTATCCATACAAAGATTAATAAGTTTTTTAACGAATGGAACTTTCTTATTGTATTTAACAATTATCTCTTTAGCTTCTTGCTCAGATAATCCTAAAGATGTTGCAAGTTTGGTATTACCCATTCCATACATTAAACCTAAGCCAATTGTTTTAGCTTGTGAACGATCAATACCTATCATATCAGCAACTGTTTGGTGAAAGTCTGCTGAAGCATTTTCATATGCTTTAATAAGTTCTTGTGATCCTTCATAGCCAACTGATGCTGCGTAATGCACAACCATTCGTGGTTCTTGTTGTGAATAGTCAAATGAACCCCACTTACAATCTTCATCAGGCAAGAATAAAGATCTAATCTTAGGGCCAAAATCTTTATTGCGTGCAGGAATTTGTTGTAAATTTGGATTAGACATAGAGATACGTCCAGATACAGTTCCACCATTATCAGATCGTAATTGATTTATTTCAGCATGAACTCTACCTTTAATTTGATATCTCATAATACTTTGTAAGAAAGTGCCATGAAATTTATTTATCTCTCTTGCTTGAACAATAAGTTTAGCTATTTCATGAGGACAGTTTGTAAGCCAGTTAGCTGTAAAACTAGGTTCATTACTTTTAGCAGTTCTAGGATAAGCTATCTTTAATTTATCAAAGGCTTCTCCTATTTGTCTTGCCGCCCAGATATCTATATCCTTACCTACTATTTGTTTTATCTTAATTAAAGTTTCTTTCTCTTGATTTTCAAACTCCTTAATCATTTTTTGAGCTTTATCTGTATCTACTCTAATTCCTCTTTGTCTCATCTTAATTAAAATAGGAAGTAATTTAGATTCCATTTCCCAAATCGTAGTTAGATTTTGTTTAATGATTTCATTTCTTAAAAATCCCCATAGTTTAAGCGTGAGCCGTGCATCTTGTTCAGCGTAGAATCCAACATGTTCTGCAGGTAGTTTCCACATCTCTGCTTTAGGGTCAATGCCATGATCTTTAGCTGCTTCTTTCAAATCAGTCTCAGCTTTGATCTCGCCTAAATAATCTTTAGCTAATGAGTTTAGATTATATGCCCATCTATTTTCATCAACGATTGCTGCTGCAACCATTGTATCCACAATCTCTCCATTAACTTGAATACCCATTGCTTGTAACCAACCTAGATCATATTGAGCATTATGGAATATTTTTCTACAAGGTAGTGCACATATTTCTTTCATGTAGCTAATAACCTGTGTAGGTATCATATTACCACCACCAAAATGTTTAAATGGATAATAACCTTGCCAGCCTTCAACAGCGACAGCAAAACCGATTACATAACCTTTACCAATAGCCCAACCAGCACCAAGACCCTCACTTATACCATCATCTCTAGTTTCTAAGTCAATTGCTATTTCAGTAGCGTTAGATAAATCCTTATACTCAGAAGGACACAACCAAATACTTTTCTTAAATGTTAATGAATATTGTAAACTGGTCATTTATATTACCCAAAATAGAAAAGTTAAAACACATATACAAGTTATAAAACCCATATCGTAAGTAAGCATATTTTTATTCATTGTAGTCCCTTTCAATTATCATCTCTATGTAATGAATTGCTTTAAGAAGATCTTCTTTTTTATTCTTCAATTTGTGTCTGCATATATACTTTATTGCATTACCTTCTGCAAATGGTAAATTATTTTCATTAATAAACTGAGAAGGCTGTATCTTCATAGTTTTATAATGAGAACCTCCTACTTGTTTAAAAAACGCTTTATTGGTCATTTCTTTTTTCCTCTATGTAAGTTAAATAGTCTTCCCCTATTGGATAGTTGTATTTGTAATCAGAGCTTAATAAATGTAATGAATACTTAGCTCTAGTTACTGCAACATAGACTACTCTTTTTTCGTCCATCTTTTCTACGTTTGTTTTGTTTTGGTATTGAGATGCATAATCAGCTTTAAAATAAACCAAAACATTATCTGCCTCCCCTCCTTTTACAGAATGGATAGTATCTATAATGATTGTAGGATCATTATTTAATTGTTCCTGTCCATAGGTCTGTAATAGAATTTTTACATAAGTTATTTCTGTTGGTTTAATATTTCTTTTTAATGCATGCCACCATTCTTGAGACTTAACTTCATCTTTTAAAGTTAAACCACACCATGCTTTTAAATCTTCAAAACTATATTCTTTATGATTTTCTTCTTGATCCCAGAATTCTTTCTTTCTATATAAATCATTAGATAATGCTCTAACATATTTATACATATTCATAGCTTCTTCTTTAGATATCTTTTTATTATTAGATAACTTTGTCCAAGTTTTAATGGCTCTCCATTTAGTTGATGAAAAAGATTTATTACCTTTGTTATCCATAAAATATAATCCCTTATCTTTAGCCATCATTCTAAGTTCATTAACGGTAGTTCTAATTTTACCTAAAATATACCAACTACCTTTGTATTGACTAAAATCTACATCACCAAAAGAGATATAACGATGCACACTATCTTTAACATCTGGATTTGGTAAAAATTCTTTTGGTTCACTATCTAATATTCCTTTTCTAACAACCTGTGAAAATCTATGTATTTCTTTTCCAAAGCGTCTTGTCTGAGTTAATACTTTCTTTTGGCCAGGAAAATATGTTGTAAAATATTTATGATTAGAACCATTCCATCTATAAATAGCTTGGTCATCATCTCCAGCTAAATATATTTTATTAGCATTATCTGACATCTTATAAACAACAGACCATTGTAATGGTGTAAAATCTTGTGCTTCATCTAATATAAGTATCTCTAGTGGTGGAAAGTTTACTTCATCAATTGTTTTCTCAACCATGTCGGTAAAGTCCATATATTGAGTTGCACCATCTCTTTTATACTTATTATATACTTGTACTTTTCTTAATAACAAATCTAATGATTCTCTCTTATAAGTTTCATTACGATAAACTTCTTCTACAGGCTTCATCATATTTCTTGCTTTATCATAAATATGTAAAGACCAATCCTTATATACAAATGAATCATCGTCTAATCTTGAATCTGAACTTTTAATAATTTGATTCTCTAATGCAAAATCAATCATACATCTTTGTGGATCAAATACTTCTATTGTAAAATATTTCTTACAATACTTATGAAGTGTTTTAAATCTTTGAAAATCTTTTAAAGTATATTGAGGAAATGCAGCCAATGCTCTACTTACCGCAGTATTAACTGCTTTGTTAGTAAAAGAAATAAAAGCAATATCTTGTGGTCTAATTCCTTGAGCCAAAGCATCTGTTAATATTTCTTGAACCAATGTATTTGTTTTACCCGTTCCTGGCGGGCCATAATACTTAATAGTTTTATTTCTAATACTATTTTGGTGCTCTAAACTGCTGTGCGTGATAAGCGTCATCTAACTCCGTTAAGTTTCCTTGTTTATTTTGTACTGTTGGCTCTGTTCTTTTTTCTTTTTTTGTAAAATCAGGTAGAGCAACTTTCCATATATTCTTCTCTCCTTTATAATAATCTAGTTTTTCACAGCCTAATAAAGTTATTGCTTCTAATGAATTAGAAAATATC